ATTGCGTCAAGGTTACCCAGAGTATCAGCACTCTTAAGAGCTTCGCCTGTTGACCAAGTCTTTGGAAAAGTAATTGGCATTATTCATTCCTCATCAAAAGAAAAGATAAATCAGCACGATAAATTATTAATTTATGAACAGTTCCAGAGGCAGCAACAGATTTAATTGCATTAGATGTTGTTGCATACACAGGCTCATACAATCCACGGGCCATTAATCGTAATGCATACAATGCTGTATCAGAAGGAAATTTATAATAATACTGGCCATATCCTCCTCTTCTTCCTGGATACACAGTTTGATTAGCTGCGCTTTCTCTAAACTGAATACAGTGCATATCCAATGATGTTGCTCTCATATCAGCAGAAACACCCCCATATTTTGTAGCACTGCTAACAGTTATGGCATTGTCTAAATCAGATTGTCCTGCTACTGGAGTGTAAGAACCACTTGGACTTGTTTTCCATTCTAACCAAATAGCCCAGCATAACCTTCGGTCAATGTTAATTGGTGCAGCAGAATTATTTCCTTCTGTATTGTAATCATATTGCCAATATACACGAAGTATATCATTAGCTTTAGCTACAATTGGAACAGTCTGTGATCCTATTTCTGTTGCTGCTGCTGGTGGAGAAGTATCTGCTACTGTGTTTGATGCAACGTTTAATGTACCACTAAACAATGTATATGTAGCAGCATCTTTTAAAATAATACCAGCTTGTCCACTGGCTCCTACTCCTTTTAACGATGGTGAATCAATAGCTTCGTTACGGAAATTCTCAGCATCCATTTTAAATGCTGAATTAACAGATGTAAACTCAGCATTTAAATCTGTTGCTGTAAGTTTATCTCCTCGTTTTATACCTGTATTTTTAATAATACTCATCGCCATCGTCCTATAAATAAATGAGATGGACTAACAATATTAACAATGTTTACATCAACAGGGTCATTACTGTTTTGTTGCATTTGTCTAATTTCAACAGTAGCAGTATGTGTTCCTCCTGTTGTTGGAAAGTCAGCTATTAATCGTGCTGTACCAATTGGTTGAGGTATTTTGTAACTTTCAAAAACAACAACACCATCCCATTTCATTCGAATTTGTAATCCTTTTTGATCTTCATTTGGAAGTGCACTAGACCAACTATATTTAATATAGTTGTAATAAAAAAATGTATATTCCCAGTGACACATACCATCTTTAAACTTGCTAAGATTAACACTATCAATCTCCATCCAACCACCATTATAAGTGGTGTATGATGCACCTCTCCATTCTCCTGCTGACCCCGTAGCAACATCTATTCTTCTATCCATGTTATTTGAGTTTACAACCTGAACTTGATGAAAGGCTCCACTAGATACAGCATCTTCATCTAAGAAGTTATCTTTTAATGTTGTTCTATCCAAGTCTCCATTAAAGGAACTCTTGTAAGCATTGTATCCAGCATTAAATTCCTTTAGGTCTACAATTGCATCTTTACGAGGATAGGCTTCTGTCCACTTCTTACTCATAGCTTTTTCCCTGCAATAATGCGTGTGCCTGAAACAGTAAAATCAATAGCATAACCAACAACAACAATATCTTCTGTTGTCTCTACAAACCATTGGAACCAACTACAACTGGCATTATGCACATCAAAACGAATAGGAGTAAGCACTGGTTCTTCCCAATAGTCCCCTTTATCAAGCTCTACTAAATCATAAATCTTTTGATTGGTAAAATCTGGACGTTGTAGTATTCCCTTTGTAGAATTTTTTTGTAGATTGTAATCAAAATCTTTAAGATAGGTTAGTTCGATTTTTTGTGAACCACCCGTCCGAACATATAAAAAGACTGAATGGACTTTTTTCTTGAGAGCCGGATCTCCCATATCCAACCACGCACTCGCAATTTTACTCGATGGCGGCGGCTCATTGACCATTTCTTCTCCATCAATCTTTTCTCCTTTTGCTCTTTTTTTAGATATAACAAACAATCCTGCTGGGTCATCACTAGTAGCAGCTGCAGTATTTAATCCAAAAATTAAATCTGCATCTGAATTTTTAACTATATTGTTAACCGGAAACTCTTTTCGTATAGACCAAACCTTTTTATCAGTATGATATACAATCCCAATATTGTTGATAGGAGAACCATCAACAGCAAAATAGCAATGCCATTCTCTGTGCTTCTCAGAATAACAGGCTGTTGCCTGAGCAATGGTAGCTACATTCATCGTTGAAATAGTATCTTGTAACTCATGAGATATCTTTACAACGCTCGTTGTATCTGAGTATTCTAAGTTGGCTCCCACTGCATAGACACCATCTGTTGTAAGGAAGACAACACCTAGTCCTGGAACTGACGTAATTGTATCTACGGCTTTGGTACCAATATGTTCTTGGAACGGTGTGGCTACAAAGTTTGGATAGTCTCCTTGAATAACATCAATAGAGTTTTCTCGAAAGACCAACATATATCCAAAGTATCCATAAAAACCAGTGATGCCTCCTCCCTGACGATTGCCAACAGAGATAAAATCTAAGGCTGAAAACTGATCTGGTCTGGATGGATTGGAATAATAAATAACTGTATCATTGCTCTTTCCACCATCAATGAAAAGACAGTCTTTGTACAGACCAGTAAAGCGACAATTAAACGATGGAAAAACAATACTCTCTGTTGGTCCAGGAGCAAGAGTTCCCAATCCCAAATCAGGTGTACTGTCAATGTACAATGTTTCATTGTTGTTTGGTATGTCTGTTACATAATAATACAGACTTCCATCATTACCACCATCAGTAGAAAAGTTCTTGGTCCGATACAAGCGACGAGCTACCACATCATTTTCACCAACTGGTATTTCAATTGCACAAGCATATCGAAATTCAGAAGCATTCGTTGTCCAGTTTACCTGTTCAGATGCAGAACTCAATGGAGACTCTGCACCGGCATTGTTAATAAATGATACCTTCCATCGATAGCTATTCTTTTTAGTATCTTCATCAATTCCCAAACCTAATTCGGGAACTGCTTTAAATTGCACAGAAATACTGTTGGTGTTGGTGGTGGTAGCTACGGCTGGGTTAGGTTCTACTCCTCGTGCAACAGGAGTACCTGGAACTCGATGAAAACCCAATGGATAAATTGCTGGACTAAATGTACCTGTAATTCTTACGATTGGCCATGCCAGATATTTGATTGGCCGATCATATCCATTAACAATAGTTAAAAACTTTCCAACAGGTAGATACTGAGTTGATGGCTCAACACTTCTTGGTATTGTTCGATTATCAACCAATGTTTTTATAGATGCTGAACCATGCTCAAACAAGTGATAGAGTTTTCCACCAGCTTCAAAAATAATACTGTCTTGTGCGCCTTGATGACGATGGAAGTAAAATAAACTGTCTACTTTTTTCAATGACGTGAACGGTGCCCAATTGGTTTTATACGAAAAATATTTTTCATATCCTAGTTTATTGGACCAACCACCACTTAAATCATCAGTATGCCAATTAACAAGCTCTGATAATTGACTTGGTTGCTGTGGTTGTAACTCATTGATACCACTCAAAGCATTAACAATTGCTTGTTGATTTTTCATGCTACGTTCGTGTCAAGGGTGTATAAAGAGGAACAGGATCAGTTCTTCCACTAGTCATCATTCGTTTTATGTATCTCTTTGCTATCTGATTGAGATACCTCTGATCGATTTTCAAAATCTCTTGAACAACTTTTCGATCATATAGTTGAGCTTGCGCTGTATTATCATGCTTAACGAATATGTCTCGCAGAGTCATATAAGCTAATATCTGATGACTGATTGAGGGAATTTCAGGAGTATCGGTATCATCAATCAATTTTTTGGGACGATACATGTAACGAACTGTTAGTTCAAAGTCCTGATCCTGCCGGGGATAAAGGCGTATTCTTTGAGTGTTTCCATCAACCTCACTATATCGTGTATTGATTGTTTCAAAAGCATCAGTAAATCCAGAAACAGGCAATGTAAATGTAAATGTACCACCACCAGAAGGAGCAAACTCTATTGTTCCTGCATCATCAGCTACGTGATAAAACTTGTTCATTCCAATTTCTGTACAGCGAACATACACTTTGTAGTGTAGCCCAGTTGAGTTTGCAAGATTGGTATATGTAAACTGCACCTTCTCTGTATCAATCAAAGAAAGTGTAGTTACTTTGGACAATGCACTTTCTCTTCCTGCAAAGGACCAGGTAGCAGCTAACTCTAGTGTTCGTATACCATGCCCAGAGCCACTTGTTGTTTTAGAAAAGGTCATAAACTTTGGAGCACCAATACTGTAATCATCGTACGGAACCCAATAGTTTGGAAGGTTAACTTCATTTAATGGAAGATTGTAAAACTCATCTTCATATCTAGTAACAGCAACCATCCGTCCGGGTTCTTGTGGCGTAAGAGTCATAGCACGTTTCATGACCTGCATAATCTCTACACAATCATTTGGCATATCAATGTAGCGAAACTTAACTGTTGCTGTAATTGTTGCTGTTGCTCCAGTATATACCTTGGTTAAATATGCACGTATAAGTGTGTCAACCCATGCAATCTCATATTCAACACCATCTAAATCTATTACCATACCTTCCATTTCATTGGAAAAACCGGCAGTTGGTATTGTAATAACATTACTACCATTAGTAACAATTAGATTGGCTAGATTAATATCTTTTTTTGCTGTTACTAAAATTTCTTTTTGAGCAAATGTATATGGCTTGGCATTGAAAAGCCGAAAGTATTGCTCATTAATTACATTATCAAGTTGTTTTTGATAGGTTGTAATCTCAGGCTGATAATCTAATATGTTACCAATGTATTCCCGTATCTCTGCAAGATTCATATCAGCCTCTTAAAATAAAAGGAAACTCCCCTGAAGCGGGGCCAGGGGAGAACCAAAAGGTTTTTAGAATTGTTTAATAACAAAAACGTCTGCTTTGTTAGCTGCAGCAGCAGCCATTTGATATCCAAGAATAGCTTGAGTAGAACCCGCAGTATATTGTGTAGCTCTTCCAGCAGTACCGGAACCAACAATGCGGTCACCAACACCACCACCAGTAGCAACATTAGCGTCTTTTACAAGACCTCTAATAACAACATTAAGTTCAGCTTTAGCTTCAGCAGCTTCAAGAGCAACACCAATTGTTAAAGTAGTGTCTCCTGAACTTGTATCTGCTTTTACAACATACAAAGATTTTTCTCCATCGGCTGTTCTAGTAATATCAAGAGCAACAATATCGCCAGCAGCAATAGCAGAACTAGCAATAAAACGTTCAACTTGTCTACGATTAGAAGGAGTTATGCCAAGAGCATTACCATCACCATCAGTAGATTGTAAGTATTGTAATAAAGTATTTGTAGCCATGATTATTCCTCCCCATTGACAAGTACACCGTGACCAGCAAGATGACTTGTAGCAAGTTGTGTACGAACAAGAATGTTAGCAGATGCAGCAGCGTATCCAGAGATACGTTCCATATCACCCATTTCAAAGAAAGCATCTTGATCAAAGTAGCAAGTAAACAAAGAAGAGTTCAAGAAGAACATACTGATTTTGTCAGTACTTCCGTTAACTTGATATCCCAAGTTTGGATCAATATACATCATTGCACCGTTGTACATCAATGCCATTTTTCCAACTAGGTCTTTCATTTGTTCCGCAGACGTGTATCGCTCTTGAGCTTCCAACTCATTACGATACAATTCGTATGAAGTTGGAGATGCCAAAATCAAATCAACCTCTCCTTCTGGAGCATAGATTTGAGTATTGATCATCAAGTTGCTCATAGACTTCAGTCCATTTGTAGCAAACTTTTTAGCTGGATCTACATCTGCCACTTGATTTTGCCAAGACTCTTTGAAAGAACTTTTGGAAATACCACCAACAGTATTAACTTGACTTCCAAACGTATCGATTTCAAAAAAACCAGTTGGATCTGCTGGAGTTGTTCCTGTTACACCTTCACCATTAAAAGTGTTCAAGTCAGTCAAAACTGAAGAGTCACCTTTAACAACTTGCTTACACCATTCACGTTTCAGCATTCCCATAACGGACTTCAAGCGAGCTTCAGCAATACGAATGATTGCTCGTTCACCTTTGTTACTTAGTTGTTCTTTTTCAGTAATAACAACAGGAGCAGCAAAGTCGCACCAATCAAAACTAGCTGTACGAAGAGCGTCTTTAACAGCAAGGTTAATTGATTCATAACCAGTGGCAAGTTGTGTAATATTACTGTGTTCTGCAAGAATTACAGGATGGTCTACTTTTTGACCACCATTTACTTTCTCGACATTTCCCAATCGTTGAACAGCTTCAAGAAGGGGAATAGTGCGAAAAGTATTGTCAACCTCTCGATCGCGAAGGATACGTAGGGTCGACGCTAGAATATCATATTGGATACCCATGAGTTCACCTATTCAATAAAATTATTATTTCGTATTTCGCGTGTCCATTTTTGGGGCGGTACTGTTGGAGTATCCAATCGGGTCCTAAAGTACTCTCTTACTTTACCAAAATTATTTCTTTTGTGCAAGTAGATAGTTATAGATGTCAGCGCCAGACATCTTCTCTGCATTTGGAGGAGCGGTCATTCCAGACTTTCTTCCGCTTCCAATACGGTCAGCAACCTGTTTGTTAATCTGCTTCTTCTGCTGTTCTTTTTGAGCAAGTAAAGCATTCTGTTTTTCAGAGCGTTGTCCTTTAACAATCCAATATCCTTGTTGGAGAGTCATCGATTCATTTTTTTGCAGCAACGATGCAACCTCTTGACGTAATTGCTCATCTGTTCTTAGTTCGGGATGCTCATCCATGAAATCATTTAACCTTCTCATATTGGCATTTTTTTGTTGTTCAATGGCCAATGGCTGCATAATTTCCTGTACTCGTTGGGCTACCAATCCATTGATGTAGTTGCTCATCGATTGATTGTCGAACGGATCAAAGTCTTCTCCTGCTTCTCTGGCAGCTTGAGCCGTTGCTTGCAATGACTGATAGGCTTCACTGGTTGTCAAGTTGGATTGCAACTCCTTTAACTCTCGACGTTGTTTTGCCAACTCTTGCATCTTTCTGGTATAGTCACCTCGAAGAGAACCCATTGCGCGTTGTACATTTTCAGGCATTGATTGAAAAATTTTGTCCCAACTTTCGCCTTCTTCCAACTTCATTGATGCATAATCAATATCTTGTTGTTGTTGATCTTGCTGTTGTTGTTGTTCTTGTAAAGATTGTTTTTTCTCATGTTGTTGTAATAGTTGTTCAACACGTTGATCATAATCATCTTGTGGAAAAGGAGCACCGGAACTAGGTTGTTCAACTTGCTCAGTTGTTTCAGGTTGTGTAGTTGTCTCTGTTGATTCTACATTTCCGCTATTTGTAGTTTCTTCTGACATTTACATTCTCCTTGCAAAGATAGCTTC